GCGCCGCGTGAAGCGCCAGCGCAAGAAGGTCGAGGCGGATGACTAATGACCTCGGGAGTCATCTATATAATTCCCAGATTGAAGCCCTTGCCGTCGCGGTTCGACCAGGCGGCGCCGATCTTGGTCCAGTTTGCGTTCTGGCCATCGCCTTCGACGCGATAGAGGATGAAGGCCGGGGTGTTAAGGGAGGCTTTGACCTCGAGTAGCGATACCAAAGCAGCCTACATGGGCGAGTTCTCATTCACCCAGATTTACTACGACGATAACGGCGAGGACTGTGGGCGGCAAGTCTACGTGCCGTGGACCACGATCAAGGAGATCATGGCTGCGATCCTCGCCCGCGCTGCGCTCAAAGGAGACGCCAATGCTGACCGCTGAAATGAAGGCCGCAGGGTGGAAGGATATGGAGACAGCACCAGGTGACGGTTCGATCTTTGTTGTCTACTTCCACGAGTGGAACAAGGACACCAACCCGATCCGTTATCAACTCGCGCAGAAACTTCCTGCGTTGTTACGCCAGGACAATAATTTCCACCACCCATGGGAACCTGACAACGAGGTCTATGCGAACGGATGGATGACGCTTGCTGATTTTGCCACCTACCGCCAGGAGACGACCAATGCTGACTGATGAAATGCGGGCGGCTGGCTGGCTCGATCACACAGCCGGGCCTTGCCCCGTGCCGCTGGATAGTCGCGTGAGCGTGATGCTTCGGGGTGGGATTATTTGGGATGATCGCCCAGCAGGCCTATATGCGCTGTGGCCGTATGATTGGTGGAAGCATGAAGCCCTCGATCACGACTACGACATCATCGCCTTCCTGCCGGAGACTGCGCAATGACCTTCAGACGCCTCTTTACCGCGATCAGGCAGATGTTCTGCCGTCATGATTGGATTATGTCTCGCTACGTCAACATCGCGACCGGCGAGAACCTTGGTTCGATCTGCACGAAATGTTGGAAGGTGCAGCATCAAACGAACCCGGAAAGGCCAGAGCGATGACTGACGACGAAATGCCGGAAGGTGAAGCCATGATCCCCGCTGAAATCGCAGCCCGCGCGGAAGCGGGCGGTCAATTCGCTACATCGTTCTCTCTCGCGATGAAGGAGGCACCAGCCCCGCGTCGATAGCCCATTGCCGGGCGTCCTGAAGCCGGGCGGTGTTGGCGGTGCAGGTGTTCAGGTCGGATCGGGTGATTGCAACCAGCTCATCAGCTGCACCGGGTCCGTCAGGCTCTTGGGGGCCAAAGGCGGGGCTGGGCAGATCGGGGCGCTGGGCACCACTTCCAGCGGTGGGCGGGCCTTCCCCGCGCAGCCGGTTGCGGTCGAAATAAGCATCAGCGCGGCGGCGGGCATCCGCCAGTTGGCCGGGTAGGGCATCGTCATGTTTCCTCTTGTTCTCGGCATCGCGCCGTTCCTGTTCGGCCTTGGCGGCAAGCGCGGCGGCGCGGGCGGCTTGCTGCGCGTCAACCACCCGGTCGAGCGACAGGCCTAGGTTGGCGATCTGCAAGGCCACCTGATCCTCGGCCAGCCTGGGCCGGTGCGCGGCATTGCGGGTGGCGGTGACAACTTCGGCCTTCCATGCGCGCAGATCGTCGCGCTGGTTGCGATAGTGCGATCCGCGCAGCCACAGCAGCCCCATCGCCAGCGCGGCGAACAGGCCAAGGCCAAGGCGGGATCGGGCAAAGGCCCACAGCGGGGCGAGCGGGATCATGTCACAGCCCCCTTCCGCACCAGTCCCGCCGCACCGTTGCGGCGCGAGCCAGCCAGCCTCTGAGGAACACCTTTTTCGAAGGGCGGCGCTGCACAATTCCGCGATAGAATGCCGATTGCTTGGCAATCAGTCGGTCCAGCACCGCATAGCAGGCCGGAACCTTCCCCATTCGCGCCTGTATCTGGCGATAGGCGTTCAGATCGTCCGCCGTAATCCGGTTGGCAGGCGCAAGGGCAAAGCCGCCAACCTCGTTCAGCGAGCGTTTGAACCACCGCGCGGGCCATTTCCCGGGGCCTGTGTTGACCCCGATGTTGGCCAGCTTCTCACCAATCGCAGGTTCCAGCACGATAACCGGCATGAACGGGGCCAGATACCCGGCAGTGTAGATGCCATCGGCGCAAACGCCCTCAGGGCCTTCGCAGTGCTTGGGGAAATAGCGCATGTCGCCGCGATAACCCGCCGCGCGGGCCGTTCTTTCGGTGATCCCGTAATTGGTGGCACCCCCCGGATCGGCGGGATGGTTCACATAGCCGCCCTCTACCGCATAGATGCCGCCCAGCACCATTGCCACCGCAGCGGCCAGTCCCGCCTTGGTGGCGGTGGTCTTTCTCCCCGCCGCCTGATCCATCGGATAGGCCGCCAGCGGATTGCGGCGCGGCTCGTTCGCGGGATCAGGCACGGTCCTTCTCCCGCCACGCAATCAGCACCACGCCCACCGCAAACCCGCCCAGCGCAATGCGCCGGTCAAACGCGGCATAGGCCGGGGCCACCGTCGCAATCGCGCTCGCCAGCAAGCCCGCCTTGGCGAACAGAAAGCCACTCAGCACCGCCAGCGGCGCACCGATCTTGGTGGTAAGCATCGCCCATTCGCGGGCGAGGAATGCCTTGATCTTGCCCAGCATCATTGGTCTCCCAGAAGTTTGCGCAGCATGTGCAGGAATGCGTCCTTGAGCAGGTCCAGCGCCTTTTCCCCGGCAAGGCCCACGCCCAGCCCGATCACCGCCAGCCAGACCAGGTTTTCGGCATATCGCGCGCCCAGCAGGAACGCGGCCAGCCACAGCGCCCCGCCCTTCGCCACCGCCGCGCGGACGGCCGTTCCCGCCGTGCTTTCCAGCGCGTGGACCAGCGCACCGAAGCCAACCGATACGGCGCTGATGGCCGCCACCCACACGATCGGCACATCATGCAGGCTCATCTCGATCAGCGCCCCGGTGGTGGTGCCCATGATCCCCGGCGCGGACTGTGCCGCCAGCTTGCCCAGCGCGCTCACCCCTGCACCCACGAAACCAGCAGCATGAACAGGCACCAGGCCAGACACAGCGCCAGCTTGGCGCGCGGGCGGATGGCAAGGCGCGCGACGAAATAGAGCTCTGTCACCACCCCGAAATGCAGCGCCAGCGCGCTCAAGCCGGGCGAAACCTTGCCCGAAAAGCCCTCGAACACCCCGGCCTCCATCGGCACGGTGAACGCGGCCAGCGCGGCAAGCCCCAGCGCCAGCCCGGCAATCTCCACCAGCAGCGGTCGCGGGGCATTGATCGGCGGCCAGCGTCTGCCCGGCTCAAGCGGCCACCAGCCCCGCTCGAACAGCGCCCAGTGCGCCGCGTTGAACAGCCGCGCCCCAGCCAGCCACACCAGCAACAGCCCGATGCCCCAATAGGCCCCGCGTATCGCGTGAAAGACCATCAGCGAATTCATGGCGCGGCTCCGTTCAGATCAAAGATAGTTGGCTTGGTAATAGACCCCGGCACCACCCCAGCCGCCGGGCGGGGTATCGGCGGCAACATAATTGCCGCTGATGCTGCTGGTCGATTGCCAGCCCAGGAACACATAGCTCGAGGATGCCAGCGCTGTTTCGGCCGAGGCCTGGGGCACCGCTTCATAGGCGCCGGTGTCGAGGTTCCACAGCACGGCATAGCTGGTAAGGTTTGCCAGCCCGGTGATCGATCCGCCGGGAAAGCTGATCGAATCCCCGGCATCGGTCACCCCGGTAAAGGCGGTGATGGTGATCGACGTGGCGGCAGAGGTGAAGGGATAGGAAATGCTTTGCTGCACCAGCCGGTAACAGCCCCGGCCAAACCCGCCAGCGGATGAAAGCAGTTCATCGCGCTCCTGCGCGGTCATGGTCAAGGAGGGGGTTGGCGGCGCGGTGGTGGTCTGACCCAAGGCGTAGGTGTGCTTGCCCGCTGTTTCGGTCATCAAGGTAAGCACAACCATCAGCTTTTCGGGATCGATCTGGCGCGAAATGATCACCGCCGCACCATCCAGCCCCAGTTCGTCGACCAGATCCAGGTCAAGCTGGTCGCCGGGACGAAAGGCGGCCAGCCGCATCGTGCATGGCAGCACGATCGGCTGCATCTCGCGGCTGTCCTCGAGCTTGTAACGCGCCAGCTGCGCGGCCTGGTCGATTGACTTGACCAGGTTGAACGGCCATTCAGCCGCCTTGGTTTCACCATCCTCGCTGAGGTAACTGGAAACCACCACCGGATCGGCCTGCACCAGCTCCCAGTTGTGCGCCGAACTGCGATATTTGGGGACCAGGGTGTTGAGCCGCGCCGCCCAACTGGCCATCGGCACCACGGATCGGCGCTCACCTGCCAGCAGATCGGCGGCGGTGATGGTATCAAGCGAAACCCGGGTTGTCTGGAAATGGAAGGCCAGCGGGCCAATCCCGGGGATTGGCACCGCACCGCCGGCCATGGCGATGTCCTTGAGGTTGGCCCAGCGATCGCCGGGCTCATAAATCGGGCCGAACAGCGCCCAGCCGTTGGCCTGGCAGGTGTTAGCCCATGCGGCGATGTTTTCCCAGTCCACCGCCTCGGCGGGCAGGCCGATCCCGAAAACCCGCTTTCCATTCTGGTACCGCCCGAAGGCATAGGTTCCCGCGTGCAGTGCCGGGTTTTCGCTCCACTCATAGGTGGATTCCTGCCCAAGCCGATGCGCGCCAGATCCGCCCGGCATGGTCGAATCCTTGCGTGGATCGTAAACCTTTACCCATTTCCCATAGGCGCCCAGCTGGGGCACCCCGCTGGCAAAGCGCTTGCCATCCTTGTCGAACTTCAGGGACCAGCCGATGCAGGCCTTGCCGGAAAGTTTGGAGGATGTTGTCCAGCCCGGCGCGCCGGAAAACTGCGGGGTCAGCGCGGTATCGGGACAGGCGCCCAGATTTGTGCCCGTGTAGAGGAAGCCGGAATACCAGCTGCTGATCGCGCCCTGGTCGACATAGGGAGTGATGGAGTGGACCGGCCCGCCGCCTGAATAGACGCAAACCATGAAGCGATAGGGATTTGGAACCTTCTTCAGTGTGGCCCCATAGCTGCGCTGATAACGAAGCACGCCTGCAAAATACCCCTCGCCCATGACATAAGGGGTTGGCGCCTCTGGCGCGATCACCACGCTGGTCACACTTCCGCTCGCGCGCGGGGGCTTTGCCAGCGCCGCGGAACCGATATTGGCCACGCCAGCCGCCAGCCCGGCATAGGTGGCAATCGAACCCGCTGTTGCCGCCAGCGCGCTTCCCGCGGCCGCAAAGGCGCCAATTCCGGTGGCAACCAGGGCGACGGCCCCGGCAATCGTGCCAATTGCCTTGAGCACGCCGGACATGTCAGACCCTCCACGCGGCCGAAATATCGGCCAGCTCTACATCAAGCACCACCAGCGCGGGGGCATCTTCGCGCCAGCCGATCAGCTTGTGCGGGGCGATGCAGACCAGGATCGCGCCCAGCCCATCGCCGGTTCCATCGATCACCGCCAGATCCCCCAGCAGCATTTCCGCAGGCGCGATCCGCATCAGCCCGCCCTGGGCATCAAGCATGTCGGCCACGGTCGCCCAGCCGTTGGCATCAAGCGCGCGGCGCGCGGCGATCAGGCTGCGCAGGCGGGGCAGCGATGGTGGGCGGTGCCCCATCTGCCGCAAGTGGAACCGCGCCAGGTGGGCGCAGGTCAAACCGCTGGCCCATGACCACCCCTTGCCGCGAAACCTGTCATAGGTGGCCTGGGTTGCCGCCTGGCGGCGCACCAGTTCAGGGGTGGTGCTCATAGCCCGAGAGCCCTTCCCACCATCGTGGTGGCGCTCGATCCGGTGGTGGCGGCGCGCGGCGGGGCTTCCACCCCCCAGGCATCCGGCAGGCTCAGCCCGGTGGCCTGATCCTCGCCGGTTTCGCCCGGCCAAACCTGCTTGTGAAAACCGGGGTTCAGGCTGTTGCCGATATTCAGTTCAAACAGGTGCTCCAGCCAGCTGACCACGGCAACCACCAGTTCCAGCCCGCCGCTGGTGCGGCTCAGTTCGGCCCGGTCAAGAAACCCGTCAAATTGAAGGCTGGGGCTTCCGGTCACCGCGCCAAGATCAACATCGAACTGCGCCAGCCATGCACGCACCCTGGCGCGCTGGGCGCCCGGAATGAGCAGTGCGGCCGCGCTGGCGGTGCGCGGCGGGTGCAAGGTCAGCTGCAATTGCGGAACGCCGCCGCCGATCGACTCCTCGATCCCGTCGATACTGGCGATCGCGCCATAGCTGGAATCGCGCGGGACATAGCTTTCGCCATCCCAGCTGACTGCCACGCCTTCGGAAAGGCGGATGGTGGAACCGCCGGGTAATTCGATCTTGATCAGGCCTATCCAGCCGGTGCGCGCCACCATTTCAGGCGGCCTCGCGGATCGTGCAGGTTTTCACCTCGACTATGGCCGCCGGGCTTGTTGTCCAGCCGTTGACGCTGGTTATCAGCCCTTCGATCACCGGCGCATCCAGCACCACGGTTTGCCCATCTGCCGTGGCATAGCGCAGCGGCGGGTCGACCGTTACGGTGATCTTGCCGGTGCCCCCCACGGTGCCATCCTCGGCCACCTGGTGGAGGTATCGCACACCGGCCGCATCGATCAGGTTCAGCCAGTACCCTTCCTTGATTTGATAGCCAACAGTCAGCCCCTTGATGTTGAGGCTGCGCCCGGCGCTGGCGGCGCCATCCACCAGTGGGGTGCCGGGCGATCCCTGCGAAAGCCCCATCAGCGGCACGGCCACGCGCAGCCCGTCGCTTTTGCCGCGGACAACCCGGTGGACCAGTTGACGCGCGGTATCGGCGGGCTGCGGCGGAAATTCCACTTCGGCTTCCCAGCGGTTGCCGGGGCGATCGATCCGGGTCATGGTGCCCGCCGCCGATTCCTGGTTGAACCCGAAATCGACCTGGGCCAGGCTCACCCGCGCCGGATGAACCCCCGTTGGCAATGTCTGCATGGTGATCCTATCCCAGCGATCGCGCCTGGCGCACCAGCGTGCGACGTTCGCCCATGGCGGCGCCAGCCTTGACAATGCCCGGAGCCGCGGCGCCGATGTTTTCCTGCACCCGCGCATCGAAATAGGGGCTGGCCTCGATCACCACCCGGGTCATTCCGCCAAAGCCGCTGCCATTCTGGAACACCTGGCTGCCGCGCGGCAGGTTGACCAGTTCGGGCCCGGCTTCTCCCACCATGGCCAGCCCGCCGGGATGCCACCTGGTGCCCCCGGCATAGCCTGGCACCTTGGCCGGCGCATTGATGTTGGCCTGCACCTTCTTGCCGAACAGCCCGATCGAGCCCAGCTGGATCACCAGCTTCACCACCGAATCAAGGATCGAAAGGAAATCGCCCCCCTTGATCGAATCAACCAGCCCCCGCAGCGCGGCGGTGGTTTCTTCGGCCATTTCCTTGAAGCTCTTGACGATGCGGACATTGGCCACCTTGACCTTCTCCGAATTGTCGTTTGCCGCGGTGGTTACCTTTTCCAGTGCGGCGCGCACCCTTTCAGCGGCGCGTTCGGTATAGTCGATATCATAGGCCGCGGTCGGGTCGGTCTTGTCGGGGATGCCTGCGGCGCGGCGGCGGGCTTCCTCGGCCTGGGCCGGATCGATCTTGCCGCTTTTTTCCGCCCAGTCGATCGTTTCCAGATCCTTGCGATAATCGAGCAGCGCGCGGGCCTCGGGAAACAGCCGGTCGAGCATCTCCTGCACCCGCTCGGTCATCTCGGCAAAAACGGCCTTGGTCTTTTCGGCGGCGCTTTGCGCGGGCTTGACCATCGCCGTGTCCAGCCGCGCCATGTGCTGGGCGATGCCGTCCACCATGTCGGGGATATAGGAGTGCCCCACCACCGCGTCATAGAGGCCAAAGAATGCATCCTTGACCCATTTGATCTTGTCGACCACCCACTGCCAGATCGCGCCCAGTTTGTCGCCCAGCCAGTCCTTTACCCCCTGGTATAGCTTGGCCACCGCCTGCAGCGCGGCAACATGCATGTCCCACCAGATTTGCGCCCCGCGCTTGACCATATCCCAGGCCTTGCCCAGCACCGGGCCGACGTGGACATTCCACCAATCGCCCACCGCACCGGCCACCTTGCCGACGATGGCCTTGATATCGTCCCAGTGCTTCCAGGCATACCAGACCGCAGCCGCAGCCGCGGCCACCGCCGCCAGCGGAACAAGGATCGGGGAAAGCGCGGCGCCCGCCGCGGCAACCACCGGCGCCATACCTGCAAAGGTGGTAACCAGCGTGCCGACCGTGCCCACCACCGGGCCAATCACCGCAGCCACACCGGCAAACACGACAATCCCGGTCTGCACCCCATCGGGCAGGCTGTTGAACATATCAAGGATTTTGCCCAGCGCCTCGAGCAGCGGGGGCGCCACCTTCAGCGCGATCGCGCCAACCTTTTCCTTGAAATCATCCCAGCTGTGCTGAACGTCCGCTCCGGGCGTGGCATCGTGCATCGCCTTGGCCGCGCCGCCAAACTTCTTTTCCAGCTCGCCCAGGATTATCTTTTGTGCGCCGGCCACATTGCCGGATTCCGTCATCGCCTTGATCTGTTCGCGCTGCTGAGCGGTGAATCTGACTCCAACCCGCTGCAGCGCGGTTACCCCCTTGATCGGATCATTCAGCGCCTTGCCGATCTGGATGGTGGAGCTTTGCAGATCCTGACCCAGCCGGGCGGAAAGATTGATCGCCGCCAGCTGGGCCCGATCAAAGGTTTCGCCAGTGATCTTTCCGAAGATCAGCATATTGGCGGTGACGCTTTTCAGGATATCGTCATCGTCAAAGGTGGAAATGTGCATCAGCGCCGCCGCCTGATCCTGCAGCTGCTGGGTAGTGCGACCGGCTACCGGGCCCATGCTGGCCAGCGCGGCATTGACCTGGGCCAGCGCCTGGGCGCTTTCAGTGGCGGCGGGCACCGCCGATTTCACCAGCATCACGAATGGCGCGGTGATCGCGGCGGACATGCCAAGGCCAACTGTGGTCATCTTGCGGCCGGTCGATTCTACCGACTTGACCAGCTTTTGCGCTTCCATCTGGGCCTGGGTGGCCCCTTTCTGGAACGGCCCGGTATCGAGCCCCAGCACAACTTTCAGCGCGGCAAGGACGCTCATTGCGATGCCTCTTTCGGATCAGGGTGATTTTCCGCCGGATCGGCGGCCAGGGTGCCGCCACTGGCTACAACCCAGCACTGCCAGGCGCCGCGCATTTCAGCGGCGGTCTGGGGCCGGGCGGGCGGGCGCGGCGCGAACCATTCAAGCACTTCGGCCAGCGGATCGAGCCCTTCCCCCGCCATCGCCTTGGCAAACTGTGCCGCCGCAACCCAACCGCCGATCACCGCGGCATTGCGCTGCGCGTCGATGCTGTGTTTCAGCCCCAGGGTTACCGCATGAACCTCGCGCGGGGTGGCGTGCCAGAACGCGTCAAGCGTTTGCCCCGCGGCGGTCCAGTCAGCCAGCAGGCGGTCCCAGTCTGTCAGCTCTTCCGGCGCTTGCCGGGTTTCGCTTCCCCCTCTGGCGCGCGCGCCGCCGCGTCCTTTCCGCCTGCCGGGGAACTGGCGGCAAAGGCTTCGCCGATCAGCTCTGCCACCCGGGGATAGCCCAGCTCTTCCACGATCGCATCGGCATCATCATCGCCAATCCGCTCGACAATGCCGCAGGTGAAAAGCATCGCGATCGATGCAAAGCGCATCGCCAGCGGATCGGTGATCGCCTCCTGCACCGCTTCATTATCCCCGGCCATGACCGCATCGCGGCTGATCGCGGGAAAGGTTTGCAGAACCGCGGCGGCGAAGCCGGTTTCAAACACCTGCTCCACCCTGAAGCGCGCGGCATTGCCGAACTTCAGGTGGAACCGGCGGCCAAGCGCATCGAACGGGATCAGACCCAGCGGGGAATGGGTCATGATCAGATCGCCGTTTCGGTAACCGGCCCATCGGGCTTGGCGGTGAAGGTGTAATCAACCGTGCCATCGGGCTTCACCGGGCTGATCTTGAATTCCAGCGGGATGCAGGTGCCGGCATATTTGAAAAAGCCGGTGGCGCCGCCGCTGGTGCCCGGCACGGTTGCTTCGAACTGGCGCGAGGTGCGCGCCAGAATCTGGGCGGTGGCCAGCAGTTCTGTGGCATCGCCAGGGTTGCAGTTGCCCTTGATGGTCAGATCGCCGATCTCGACCAGCCCCGGAATGTAGCGGCGGATGCCATCGGTGTTGCCGTGGTGGGTGGTTTCCTGCGCGCTGCCCTTGGGCTTGGGCGGCTCCACCTCGGTAACCTCGGTGAATGCGGTCAGCGCGGTGCCGTTGTGGAGCTTGAAGGTTGCCCCGAGGCCAAGTTTTGCCATTGGTAGGTTACTCCCTTGCGTTGCTGGGCCGGATCACGCGCCGGTGTGCCAGATGAAAAAATCGACGATCCGGCGAAACACCCGGGCACTGCCGCCCAGCTGTTCAGGATCGGTGGAAAGATCGTTTTCGATGAAACCCGCCACCAGCACCCCGCTGGGGCTGGTTTGCAATGTTTCGATCCGCGCGGTCAGCGCGCGCTTGATTGCCAGCGCCTGTGATGCGGTGGTGGCCCAGATATCCGCCTGCACCCGCGCCCGTTGCAGATCGGTGCGCCCGCCATGGTGATAATCCACCCCGGCGCTGATAACCTGCATGGTCAACGAAGGCAGCGCATCGAGCTGGGGGCGCTCATCCCAGTTGATCCGGGTGCCCACCAGCGCGGTCAACGCGGTTCCGGCAAGAAGCCAGGCGGTCAGATCCTCTTCCATCGCGGCGGCTCACTTTCTGGCAAACCGCGCGATGGAAATGCGCAGCACATTGCCGACCTTTTCCACCGTCGCATCGGTTTCGGAATCGAACACCGGGCGCCACACCGGGCGGGCGGACATCTTGGCCGTGCCAAATTCAAGAAATTTGCCCCAGAACGCATGACCGGGGCCGATCGAGAACTCAAAATATCCCGCGCTATTTGCCTTTTCGCGGGGGCGCTTGTTGAGTGCGCTGACCTTCACATTGTCGCGCAGGTGGCCATAATTCATCACCACCACATCGCCGCGCTTGTTGCGGCGCAGCTTCGGCGTTCCGGGCCCAAGCGGCAGCGCGGCGGCAATCCGGTCCTTCAGATAGGTGGCTCCGGCGCGCGCCGCCCGGTTGCCAGTCTTGATCACCACCTCGTCGGAAAGCGCGCGCAGAGCGGCCTGCAGTTCTTCCCATCCCTCCACCGACATGGAGGTGCCATTGGCCGACATGGCCGGTTCAGACTGGCTTGCTTGCCGAGGCGGTGTTACCCGGGTTTGCGCGGCGGACTTTCGCCACCGGCTCAACCAGCTGCTGATCGATCAGCACATGGGCCTCCACATCGGGCACCTCGTATTCGTCGCCGGG